GATGTTTTGGTTGAATGAAGTCGCTTCTTCGAACATTTGATTCATATCTACGCAAGAAGAAGTGTCCCATGCACCGATTGGTTGGTTGAATGAAGTCGCTCCGTGGAACATTCCTATCATTAATACTACTGAAGAGACGTCCCAACCACTAATGTCGGCGTTAAATGAAGTCGCGTCTTCAAACATCCAACTCATTTGAATGACATTTGAGACATCCCAACCACTAATGTCGGAGTTGAACCCGCTACTACTCAAAGCGTCATACATAACTTTCACATTGCCGACGTTCCAACTACTAATGTCTTGGCTGAACGCGCTATTGCTGAATATTTCTGATATTATGTAAACGCTAGAAACATCCCAAGAACCAATTGGTTGGTTGAATGAAGTCGCATCTTCGAACATACCTTTCATGTTTACGCCGGTTCCGTCGTGCAAACCAGCGGTTGCATCAATTGCATTTACTCGAAACGAAGCAATCGTCCAGTAGGTAAATGTGTCGCCATCTATAAGCGCGTCTGGGTGTGTCCAACCTGCTCCTGCCGCTTCATTAATAGGAGTTGATGCGTCTGTGGTGATAGTCCAACTGCCAATGTTTTGGTTGAAGTCGGTATCTCTGAACATTTCTTGGAAGTCTCGAACTTTAGAGACATCCCATCCTGTTACATCGGTCGAGGTCGAAGCGAAAGAACAACCCCTAAACATACTAGACGCTGTTATTACTTCTGACATGTCAAGGTTTGTTGCATCCGCAGCCGGTGTGAGTGTTCCGCTTCCAAACTGACTAAACATATGATCACAATGCTTCAGTTTCTCGTTGCATTTAAATCCAACATTAGGAACCCAAAGGTATCCCCTAGGAGCATAATATTGTCTCCAGTTTGCTGAAGTCGGGTCTGCACTAACTCCAGTTATCGAGTAAGTGAAGGTTTCTGTTGGTTGCTTCTCAAAACTAATTGATGAAGAACCTGTAACACTTAGACTTACATCGTTTGTATTACTCTTTTTAAAATGTATTTTTGTTTCCATTGATTTTCCCTCTGAATTTTTTTGAAAGGGTTTGATTATAAAGAGGGGTTTAACCCTATGTCAATTCTGTACCTATTTATAAAAATAAATTTCTCCAAAATTAAACTATTGGATAGAATGATTAAATGATACTGCATTTCCATTAATATTTAACATATACTGTAGGAAATGCTTCGAATTCAGTTAGATGTGTTTGAGTAAACACAAACCTTATTTATACTAAATCGAATCTGAAGAATCTTTTAGAGTTACAAATAACTCTTGATCGCCTTCGAGGTTTATCATATCGATATCGTAATTGGTAATTACCGGCGCGGACGCAGAAACATCTTTGTATAGATTTACTTTCATATCAAAATCGAGAGTGTATATAATTGTTCTTCTCGCTTCTAATGCTGCTTCGTAATCATCCGAGAAAGTCACGCCGAGCAATGTAATAGGAGTATCTTCCTTTACATCACTATATTCGTCGATCGGGTTCATTGTTAGCGTGTATTGCGGGGTAAAGTATGGAAGTACCTGTTCAACGACTTGTAGTGCATCGTCTTGAGACTTTGCGTATATGCTCAGTTGAAACGATATGACATATGGAACAGGAACATATAATTTTTTCTTAGTAGAAGCATCATCTGAACTTTTGAGACACGCATTCATCTTCGGCAATTGTCGAACGGGGTCATATGCCATCGCAACAATCTCGAACGACATACGCGGTAATTTAATTGCAACCTGTCGTTCATTCTCGGATTGATTTGCTTGATCAATCCTTGCTAGGAAATCTCTTTTCGGACCATAGGATAATGGGACCTTAGTTTGACTGATTACATTGCCGGATGAGTTTTTGCGAATAATATTAATGTTGTTGAATAGCGAACCAAAGACCGCCACAGATTTACGAATTCGTTGATTATAGAAGTGTCCACCAAACATTATCTTGGGTCTCCGAATGGGTTGCTTTCTGTGAAGTCGATAAACGAATCACCTATGTCATCGAAATCGTCGTTCTGAGCACCTGCCGGAAGCATTTCTGCAGAGTCCCCAGTCGTCAAGAACGGAATACCGGTCGCGCCTGAGATATCTCCAACGATAGGGGCAGATGTACTCCATGTATGATACTGCCCGTCCATCGCTCCTTGATGAGCAACATAGACAAGATATTCGCTGTTACTAGATGCATCAATATCAACCACTTCACCCGTCATAGTATAAGAAGTGTTTGTCTGTGTGATACTTTCCTGAAATTCAAAGTTACCTGATAGCGAATTCGGATCGAATCTAAGAATAGTTTTATAGGCATGGTCCCGTTCAACGTTGTCGATCTGATCAATACCCGTATCAAAGTCTTCATCATTATAATCGAACAATTCGCAACGCATCTTGAATACTGGAAGATTCTTTAACTGATAGAACGGTTGCTGCGTTTCAGTGCGCATGATTTCAAATACTGAATTGGATAGCGGAAGATGAATCAAATCGCCTTCTCTTGGTCTGAAGAAAGTGCTGTCTTCCGTTTCTTCGTATTGAGCGATGGCGTTGTCCCATCTTCTTTTAGCAACAACAAAGGTTGCTGCGTCGCGAATCTCAACACCGAACTTAGTGAACAGATCCCCTTCTCCGTCGAATCCTTCAATGTTCTCGATATACATTTCTATCTTGTATGCATTATCAAAACGAGAAACTGCATCGTCGTCGAATATACGGTCGCGCCCTACAATCTCGCGTGGAATGTAATAGACATCCTGCCCATAAATCTTTAAGGACTCAATGATAATGTCTTCGTAGAGCGTCTGTTCGTTTCGCGTGCCCTGTGTGAAGTAAGGATTCGTCGCCATATATAATTAACCCATGAAGAAGTCGACAGGCAATTCGTGTTCAGAACGAATCTTTTCTTCTAACCTTTCGATTTCAGAATTTGCATCATCAAAGATTTGACGACCATTAATTGTAACGCCTCCTGGAAGTTGCATGCCTTCGAATTTAATTAAGTTCATGCCCCATTGCTGTTTAATTAGAGCAGTTGTGTATTCCTTCAACCACATATCGTCCCAGACAGAAGTGTGAGAATCTTCGTCAATGATCTGGAATACTTCAGCGATTAGATACTGCCCTTCAACTAAGTCTTTGTCTTCTAGACTTCCGTGAATGTATAGACGATTTTGCTTTCGAGAGAACGTCGTGAGCGGCGTGCCATCCAAAAGCATGTCTAAGAAATCTAGGTATTGTTGCATCTGATAGTAGTATGACATACCACCTGCAAAATGCATGAAGTCGCCCATGCTGCTCAGCATCATTTGATACTTGATGTCAAACATATTTGTTGTCCCGAAAGTCGGGTTGAACGGAAACACCTTACTTACAAAGAGAATATCGTCCGACAACGTGATGTATTTGTTTGTAATATCTGCTGCAGTCAATTGATGTTTTAGGAATATCCGCACAGTTGCGTCACTGTGAAACTCTCTGTATCTTTGTAGAGCGTCATCGACTTTATCTTCGATTTGATCTTGATCGACATTGATTTCGATAACAGGATCGCCAAGTTTTCTAAGGCAATAATCAATCAACGATTGTCTTGAATTAGGTGATGCCATGAAGCACTCCATACTATTAATATTCTATTTATCTATTTATACGCATAAAAAAAAGGGAGACCGAAGTCTCCCAAAA